AAATACGACTGTAAAGTCTCCAGCTGTGCTTGTTTTGTCACCTCCAAAATCAATAGTTGCTATTGCTTTATTAGAGTTTGTTGAGTTATAAATCAAACAACCTCTTGCAGTAACTGTAGCCGTACCAAAAGTTAAATCAGCAAAATCTACTATAGCTGTTGTACCACTTGTGGTTGGAGTTACATTTGTTAAAGCTGCACCAGCAGCAGTATAGTTAGTACCAGTGACTTCTTGTGAAGTTGAATACGCAGTAGTACCAGCTCCCATTGTTGCCGATGATGTGTATAAAGCCAACTTAATTGAGTCGGCTCCATTAGTTAAATTGTGACCTTCTACAAGTATTTCTTGTTTAAAACTTGTGCATATTGCTGATGTTATAGCCATTTCTTAAAGCTCCTTTATTATGTTAGCCATGTCTTCATGGCCTTGTTGCCTTAATAAATTCACATAAGTCACGTTTTTAGAATTTATCGCGTTCTTTATAGAGTGTAAGATTACAGTATAAACTTGATTTTGGAAAGCTATTGCTTGTTGTTTGACATGCTCTGGTGCATCCATGGAAATTTCACAAATTTTCTTTGTGGCCTGTTCTGCCCAAAACTCAGGGTCATGCCCCTTGTATTCTGTTGTGTGGACATCTATTTTCCCAAGTTTAATAAAACTGTCACTCATCCTTTGTACGGTTCTGGTGGTTCATCGTCTTTATCTAGTATTAAACCATACTCAGATAATTTTTCATCTATATCTTCGTATGGGCCTATAATCCATTTGCCTTCATGCGGCACCGCTACTAAAGGTTTATCCAGTCTATGAAAACCATAAAGCCTATCGGTAGCCACAACATTTGAATCTAAAACTGTAGAGCGCGAGCTTATGCCCACGGTTATGTCTGCTTCCATGCACTTGCATAACCAGAACTCAACACAAGCTCTACCAGCTTCTGCAAAGTGCATATTTTCTTTATAAGAAAAATCTATGCCATATAAGTCTATAGCACCAACTTTGTTAAATAATGCAAAAGCAATAGCATAAGCCACTGTGTTGTTAAGATAAGCGCATTTAGTAGCATTACAAACATCTTCTATAGGATAAACCACAGCACTAGGTACTCTTTCATCTAGTTCACAGGTATATACTGGATAGTCTGCTTTTGGCAATATTCTTGTTAAAGCAGTAGTTTGTTTTCCAGCATCATCGCTGTCAAAAAACCGACTAGCTGGGTCCAGCATAAACATTCTGTCCGTTTTATAAACAGCTGCTGCTGAGTTTATGGTCCAAACTTCATCCCAAGTCTTGCCATTTTGTAAGCCTACAGCAAAATCAACTTGTGATATGCCAAGTCCTACTAGAGCTACTCTTTTGCCTTCTAATGATTCAATGGGTTGCACTAAGATACGCCAGTGCGAAACTGATCGTATCTATATTCATCGCGTGTGCCACGACCTTCTGATAGAGTTTTCATTCTCCCTACTGCCTCCTTAAATCTAGCCTCAAATTGGCCAATGACATCAGGGGGTTCTTTAAGAAAGATGGCTCCTTCTACTAAACTTCCGTACAACAAAGCGTCTGGGTAATCAGAACTTAACACTGTTGTACCGCTGTCACTACCACTCGTTAACGAGGCTGGTTTATATAAATAATGTAATTCAATAGTATATGCGGCATCTGGAACTGGAGCAAGCTCGAAAGATTCGTCATCAAATTGTGAATAATATTTTGGTTGCCCTGTAGCAGTAGAGGACGGTGCATATTCTTTTATAAAAGAAGCATGTTTAAAATCTAAATAATCGTATGTATCGCTGCTAGTAATTGCTAAACTAAATGGCGCATAAAAATCTGTAGGTGTTGCTAGAAATCTATTACTAGCCGATAAATTGGCTGTAACATTTTTTCTTTGATGAGGAAGCTGGACCATATTAAATATGCGGTCTTCTGCTTCTTGTATAAATCTTGGAAGTTGCGTAGTAAAAGTGGTTTCAGAAACTTGTAAATAATCTTGAACCGCTGTTTTTAATGTTGCTAATGTAAAACTCATGTTGTTATCGTGACTGTTCCTATGTTTGCTGTCAATTCAAAAGTAGTTAACTCTGTACCTAATTTTCCACTTCCGACATTAGTATAAAGTGTAAAGAAATTATTTGTATCACTGCTTTCTACTCTTGCGTCTCTTATTGCTTCTGGGTCAATTGGTGAAGGTTTGGGCATCAATTGTGGGTGCTTTGCGTCCCACTGATCTTTTCCTACTAACAAACCGTCCCAAGTTTTTCTTAAATCTTTGTGCTTATACCTAAAACCTGTTAAATCACAGATTCCATAAGCGTTTTTGTTTGATGCAAAAGCCATTATGCGTTGTTATAACTTCTTAAATTAGGCGATATATTAAAAGAACTTCTGTCTTCATCGGTAGACAAAGCTCTATCAAATTCTTCTTCATATATAGCTTTTAGTTGTCCTGTAAGCTGTGGCGCTCTTTTCATGGACATATAATAAGCCAAACCAGCTGTTAAGCACGGGTAAAACCTAAAAGGTAAATCCATGGTGTTTGTAGCAGCGTCTGCATCATCCATTCTGGTTAACACATTCATATAAACGGTGTAAGTGCTTGAAAGATCAGGAGTTGGCCAGACAGTTATGGTTGGTGTCAGTTGTTTGTTTATGAAGTATTGATTTGGTTTACCTGTAGATGACTTATTTGTAATGTGCGAATACTCAGCTCTACTTAATCTACTTAAAGGTATGTCTGTTGTTTCTGAACCAGAAGTTTCTCTTATAAATACGTCCAGCACATCAATGGGTGCAGTAGCGTTGGTACTATCAATATTGTATGTTTTGGTATCTTTGACCATAGCTACAGTTTTTTCTGCAACTGTCCATTGGTTCAGTCCTCTATTGGCCCATTCAGCCAACATTATATTAAGACTTCTAGTTGCGCTTTTAAGGTCATAACCAGTACGTAGCTCTATGCCGCATCTTTCAAAGGCTTCTTCTATGTACTCTGCTACATTTGGTTCAAAATTCTTACTACTACTTGTCGCCATTTTCTTTTTCCTCTGGAGCGTATAGATTATCAAATGTTATGTTTGGGTCCATATAACTCTCATGTTGTTCTGCTGAATGTGTCCATTGTGAAGGCATAAAATCAGGAGCTCCTTCACCAACACGCCACAAGGCTGGGTTTGTTGCTCTTACTCTATTGTTAGGTAGAGCCACAAAGTTACCAGTCCAAGGACCAGCTTCTGTTAAATATAACACATGTGACTGTTTATGTTGAGCTGGGTCATCAGCTATCGAGTTATCTGTGTAGTCAACTGTAAACATATACTTACCTGTTACGAACTCTCCTCCTATCTTACATATCCATGGAGATGAGCTTACCCTGTCCATGATAACCACAGAATGATCGTGACTCAAGCAATCCCAAGGTTGAGCTAGATGATCTTCCATTGATTCTGGCCATTCTTCTAAAGGTACGTCTGCAACTAAAGCCTGTATGGGCATCCTTGCCCACATAGCTCCGCCATGTACATTTGGTGCATCTTCCATGTCGTCTATTTCACAACCTGTAAAAACCACCTGAAAAGACAAAGACCTATCTGGCAATGTGTTTACCGCTATAGCTAAAGCGTGAAGATACTCGCCATGATAATCGCTATGGTTAGCTGTAAATTCTTTTCGGACCCAGCATTTAAACTGAGGAATGTTTGATATTAAATACGCCACAATATTTAATTATTTAGATTAGTCTAAATGTTGTAGTCACCACCCCTAATAGCTGCACCCATGCCTTTAGCAACGCCTCTTTTTCTAACAGTTCCGCCTTTAGACATATATTTAGTGCCTTTAGAAGCTCCGCCTTTAGCCATATACTTGGTGCCTTTAGCTGCTCCACCTTTTTTCATGTACTTGGTGCCTTTAGCTGCTCCGCCTTTTTTCATGTACTTTGTACTTTTCATAATTACTCCTATCTTCTGCCAAACAATCCCATGTTGCTTGACTTAGATTTACTTATCTTACCACCTGTTGAGGCAAATGTAGAAACATTAGTTGGTTTGCCGCCAACACCTTGTTTTTTTGATCTTTTGCGTCTGACAGCAGAAGATATTTGTTTTTTACTCATGCTAGAAGCCTTTGAAGCTGGTACGCATTTAGGATAGCTGCGTTTAGAACCTTTGGTTTTAGACCTACCACATTTTTTATAGCCGCCACCTTTTTTTGGTGCGCCTATGTCAACCCAGTCTTCTTTAAACCACTTCGTTAAACTCATATTTACACTTTAGGCATTTTTGTTTTTTTTCTTCTATCGTTCATCATAGCACCGCAACCTCTGCCTTGTACCATAACTGTACCACCTTGGTTTAACTTGACAGTTCCACCAGCAGCTTTCTTTTTACCTTTGTACTTGCCACCCATTTTTTTATACTCTTTAACCATGTAAGCATTGGCATAAGCTGATGGATAAACATCAAATTTTGCTTTGGCCTTGCTTTTAGCTTTTCTGTATAAACTTGGGTTTGCTACGCTTTTGGGTACTTGTGATCTTGATATTGCCATTAGCACTTCCACCTTCTTCTTGCTTGCCTAATTCGTGAATTAGGATTATTTTTTGTTTTAGCAGAGCTTCTTTTTAATTGTCCAAGTGACCTTGCACAATAAGACTTTCGCCTTTTAGCTGCTTTGCTACCTTTCTTTACTTTGCCTGTTACAGCAGTTTTTAACTTTGAACCGGGGTTTGCTTTGCGATAAGCAGCAACACCCTTTTTTGTCATACCAGCGCCTTTACTGGTAGGGCGGTAGTTACCGCCCTTTCCAGTCGTCTTACTTATAGGTTTAGCTTTTTTTCTGGTTTTCTTGACAGCCATTCATTAATAATTTTTATTCAAGACCAATATGATCGAATAAGTATCACCACTAGAATGTGCTACGGTAGTAAAATCAATATCACCTGTTACACCGCTGCCCGCATTATTGGGTATGCCCGTGAACAGATCATAGTATTCATCACCTGTGCTATCTGCTGGTAAACCAGTTAAAAGAACATTTGTACTGGCATCAAATTCAAGATTAACACCCATACCTCTTGTGGCCCAGTAAATACGAGCTACAGAAACAGAAGTACAAGCGACACCGCTATTATTTGATTGTAAAGCCGATACA